CACGGCCTTGTTTCACTTCTTGCCCTTCTTCTTCTCTCCCACCGGGAGCCGGGCTTGCTGTGTTTCGATCCCGATGTTGCACGCTTCCCCCTGAAGATCCGCCACTTCCTCGAACGCACCTGTCTGTCCCGACTTTATCGTTATATGCAACGTCCGGATCTTCTTCGCCTTTTCCTTTTCGTCCTCGGGATTCTCCTTCTTCGACGAGACCTTCAACATGACCGATGTCACGTCTCCTACTATCCGCACCATATTTCCACCACCTTTCTTTCCATTGCGTTATGCCCTCGGGCGATCTCTATTCGGGCCGCCGTTCTTCTTGCTCCTGACCTCCTTCGGAAGTATCCCCCGGCCCAACACGACGATTCTGCCATCATCGAACCACTGAGTCTCACCAGTCTTGCCATCCTTGTCAATCTCCGGCGTAAGACCGTACTGGTTGCAACCGAAAAGATAATCAATCTTACCGATTACTATACCCGTAAACCCAGTTATCTTGTCCCTCGCCTTCTGTCCTAATTTTATCATCAGTTTCACCCCCTTTCTTTTCGACGTTTCGCTTTCTTCGTCTTCGTTTTCTTCTTTTGTTTCTTCTTCGAATCGAGCGATACGTAATCATCTTTTTTGTAATCTGTGCAATACCTTGTGCCGAGTTCTTTTTCTTGCCTCTCTTGATCATTCACTTTCTTGCAATATGACTTATACAAACACGTCTCGCATATCCTCATTCTCTTACCTTCTCCCTTCGTCCCGGGCGATATGAAGCGCACGATCCCCGGCTTGCTCCCTGTCATATTCTGCCGCCGGGATCGCTCCACCGCAATCGAGCCAATCCGGGCATACATAAGTCCCGTTGATCCGCTCCATCGCCTTCCCACATTTGCAGATAGGATTCATGTCTTCTCCCCGGCTTTCTTCATATCTCGCAACATATCGATTCTGTCCTCGATATACTTGCATTGCTCACAATCCCTCGCCGCCCACGGGATAGCGCTCTGCAAGCAATCCACCGCGTCTCTGACAAGTTTCCGGGCCGCTTCGATATCAATCTTCAGTTCGACCACTTCAACCAGCCAATCGCTTAACGCAATGTTTGTCCCAATCGGCTTCTCTTCCGAAATGATCGATCTCGGAGAATAGAAGACCAGATATGCTTTCCCGTTGAGTTCGAGTTGTGTCGGTCCCTCTGATAGCATGAGCGCATAGCAATTCATCTGTGTTATGTAATACTTGTGTGAGTCTTCCTTGATCGGATATCCCCTCGTTTTGTAATCGAGCGGCGCAACCCGATTATCCTTATCTTGCAGAAGATCATCAAGCGCTCCGCCAAGCGTTCCCCCTGTATCCGGGCATGAATACGTGAGCGTCTTCTTGAAGTAATTACGCCACGAATCGATCTTCTTCTGATCCGGATATAATACCAACCCTTTGCTGATTTGCCCTTCGATCTCTGACGGCAAGATATTGACGCTCCTGTGATTGTCATAATGTATCTTGATCTTCCTGTCCATGCCGCCCGGTAAACTCGGGAAGATCCCTCGAGGCCACTTCACTTTTTTGTTCCTACCCAACCAAAAGCACCGGGAACACTTCTCAAACTCTCCCAATGCCGAAGGTGATACGTCAGCCATTTTCAATCCCTTCCTTTCTCGCTCTCATCGAGCGTCATAAACTGATTGCGCTCCAACCCATCAGGAACGCAATTATCAATAACTTCACCAACACGCCGACTACAAACACAAATCCGACCGACGCGACCGCGATCATCACAATCGCAAGTATCCTTACAATCCATTTTCTCATTTCACCAACTCCTTCCCGACCCGAGCGAGCATCAAGAGAGGTAATGACTGGAGGCTTATGTCTGCCCAATCCTGAACGCTCGCCCGGGATATTCTCAAAACTTCTTCCCTTCGTCGATATATTTCAGGATACATTCCGTAACCTTCTTCCAGATATCCGCCCAATTATACCGCTTGCCTGTCACTTTTTCGAGTCCCTTGAAATCGTGATTCTGTCGGTACGGATGATCTCTTGAACAAGCCGGGATCACCAGTCGATCCTCACATTTTTGAGACATGCCACGCGACCCGATATGATCCGGCTCGGTTGGATATCCGCTCTCATTCCTTCCGTCTGGTAGTCCGCAGAACATACAAGGTAACGTCCGGATCCAATTCAGATATCGCCGGCTCCTGAATGTCTTCACCTTCCAGTTCGGCAAGAAAACTGTCCGCGTCATGGCGCAAGTTTTATGTTGGATGGTTCGCCGGTTTCGCCAGTCTTCGGTTTCCTACCATTACCGCCCGATTCTGTCCCTTCTTCGTCCTTCTCCAATTCCCACTTATGTTCAGAATCCGGGACGAATGTCATCGCCATCGTCCCGTAAGGCGCATCTACCACTCTCATTCGGCCGATAAGTTTCGGGTCTCCCTGTTGCATCTTGATAATTACTACCTGCACAATCTTGACTAACCAACCGCTCGGGACACTCGCCCTCATCGTTTCGTTGTCAATCTTTTCCCACTTCAACATATTCCCTCACCCCTTCCTATCCTGCTCCTTTTTGTTAGTATCATCGTTCTTCGGCTTCTTCTGGAGTTCTCCCAACTTTGTAGGTACGACTAACCTGTTCAAAAATCCAGAATGTTTTTTCACAATCATAACAATCCATTTCCGTTACCCCACTATCCCAACTGCCATGATAAGTCATTGGGTAATTACCATCGTCGGTTGTCTGAAGTGACTGACAAAAAGGACATCTTATCTGTCTTTCTTCTTCAAACTGTTTCCGCATTTTCTCAATGTCTATCATTCCCCTCGTTCTCCTTTCGGCCTGAAGATAATGGCTGTATAATTTCCTGTTATCTTCCGGGCGCGCTCTTTCGCCTTCTTCCCTTCGCCGCAGAAAACATCACACGTTGTCCAGTCAAACGATCCCGTATCTGCTACTGTCTGCATGAGACAGCCGTTGATCTTCTTCACAAACATGACACGATATCCAAACGGGATCCCGTTCATGGCGCAGTCCCCGATCCTGACTTTTCTCCCGGACGCGCCGATCCCGTACCACTTATCCCCCTTCTCCTTGCCGCACTCCTTCGGGTCAAGCGTGTATCCTGTCACCCGAACGTCCCGGACCTGATAGACTTCCCCGAGACTTTCCGGGTCTGTTTCGCTTTCGAGCATCGGGAGTGAATCAATCATTCGTTGCGTTCCCCTTTCTATCTTCACCCGGAGAAGATATCCTGTCGTCATAAATACTATGACAATCACAGTAACTGCCATTACACTCTTCGTTGTTGTCATATTACCACCTTCCTTTTTTTATTTTGGTTCTACAAACATTGCCTTGTAGCCAAAACTTGAGGGTATAGGTATCTTTATTTCATCAAGCCCGTTAAACCTTTCCTCAAATATCTGACCACGCTCCACGCATGCCAAGATATTTTTTGCAGACCCTGCACCAAGAACAAGCTGTTCTCCTTCCCGGCAAGGCTCTAAATCCCTTAACGCTTTCTCTGTATCAGCCATCATTCACCTTCCTTTCACCGAGTCTCCCCGATCTTCGCCTTGTAACGATTCCATAACATCTCCTTGTTATATTTTACCCACATGGCGCAGAACGTCCTCAAGTTCGAATAGAAGTTCTGCATCTCCATATCCGGGAACTTCTTCCGGATCTCCCCTGCTATCGCCTGAAAGTCCTTTGCGCAATCTTCCGGGCCGGTACACATATCCCCCTTCGCATAGCATAGCGCGTCCATTCCCCGGCGTAATGACAGGATACACCCGGACCGGCCATGTTGCTCTATTCTCTTGACACTATCCCCGAGGACCTTCTCACGAGTTATCATCTCTATGAGGTCAGCCATACGCCTCTTATTTGCCTCAATATCTACCTTCTGCGGCGCTTTAGCGCCTTTATGGAGTGATATCCTATCCTTTCTACCTATAACCCCGAATCGGCGCGTTTTTCCCCCTATATTCACTTCTCTTCTCTTCTCTTCTCTTCTCTTATACGTATAGTGGCTTTCTCTACCTTTGCCAACCTTTCCTGACCTTTCTCAATCTTCCCGACCCTTTCCGTATACTTCTTGAGGTAGATCGATTCGGGTCTCCTATACAAAAACTTCTGCGTCCCTTCCCATCCCAACAGCCGCACATAATGAGGATACTTCCATTCTACCAATGCCGGATCTGTATCTGTCTTCGTTGCTTCAAGTTCCTTCAAATAGCCAGCGACCTCTTTGTCCGTCCATTTGCGGCCCGGGACAACCTTCAACCTTAATTCTCCCGGCTTCCCGGGCAAGTATCCGTGAGGATCGGCTCTCGCAATACACCATGTGAATAAGAGCGCGGCCTGATCTGATACCATGTTCAACTGTTCGTCTGTTCCTATGTCAGTCGAGATCTGCCGGCTCGTTGCCATTACTTCACCTTTCCTGTTCTTCCAATAGCATATCTTCTAATGTTTCTATTTTCTCTTTCAACTGTTTGTTCTCGGATTCGAGGCGTTTGCCTTCTTCTAAACCCATTAGTATTTGCCCGTTGCTCCAAACTGTTGAAGCAGGAATCAATCGTCTGCTGTATTTATCATTATCTTCTTTGGAAATTATTTTCATATCGGCAATAACTGTTTCCCAATAATAAACCTTTGCCATCCCTACACCTTTCCTTTCTTCCATTCCTTATACATAGCCCAGAGAGCCTGAAGATCTTTGCCGGTTAAACGTAGCAACCAGATTCCGGGCGTGAATGTTGGTCGGATATTGTTCATGATTTTTGATATCTGTTTTTCCTCTTTACTTTCCATCACTCACTTGTCCTTCCCGGATCTCTTTCGTTGCCCGATCCTCGGCCTCGATGATAAAGTTCTCAAGCGCGATCATACATTCCTCAAGAGACTTCCTGCCTTCCTTATATGCTTTCAAGACTGTCTCGATCCACTTCTTCTCGCTCGGGACAAACTTCCCGGAAGCGGTCCGACTTGAGCCGCCGATGTGGGAAGACGACTCCTGAGCTACATTATCGGACCGCTTCTGTCGGGCTTCCATTATCTTGTCGTGATCCCTATTTCTTGATATATCTCAAGGCCAGCGATTTCTCTTTTCCCTTGTCGTATTGCTCCCATGATTGTGCCTTTGTTCAACTGAAGATATGCTCTCGGGACTTTCGCTTCATCTACCACCTTATATGTCCAATGTTTCACGGCTGTCGTCGCTCCGACTGACTTCACCGGCGCGTCAGGCGTCTCCTTGATCTTGACGCGAGCCGGCTCCTTCGCCTTCTCAAGTCTCTTCCGGTTATCGGCTTCGATCTTTGCGGCTTCCTTTTCCTTCTTCTCTTCTTCGGCCGCCCACCATGTCGTCATTTTTTCCTTCATAATGTCAACGGCCTTTTCTACCGGCGCCCGCATCTCCCTGAATCGATCCGTTAAACGTGCAAGCCCTTCCTTGAATGGCTCGCAATGATATTTTTCCTCGCCTTTGACCGCCCGGATTATATCCATGAGCCACTTGACAACGACCGAAGCCTTTTTGTATTGCTCTTCGTTACCAAGTGGGAACTTCTCCGCCCGTGATACCACTCCGCCGGCCTCTTTGTTGATGTCCTTTTCCAGTTTCGCGAGCGCTGTTGACCTTTCCTTTTCCACCTTTTCGATCTGTGCATCGATCCTTATTCCCTTCACTTCCCACCTTGCCTTTCTCGCTCGCTCGCTGGCGAGCGCCCTTTTCCGTCCCGAGCAACTTCACCGGGACAAGTTTCGTGAAATCCGTCGGCTCCGTATAGCCGCCCTCTCTGTGTTGCGTCGATAACTTCCATTCCCGGCCGGCCGCGATAACCGGCTCCCCCATCCTAACTGCGATCTCCTTTTTGATATCTGTATCGAGCCGCTTGTGTTCCTTCTTCAATGCGCCCATCTGATCCCGAATGGCAAGGAACACGACGGCCTTATCCTCGAACGTCTTGATATCCTTCTGGTAGTAAACTTGCCGGAGATAAGCCTTGTAATCGGTACAGACTTGCGGACACGTATCACATCGCGCACATGGCGCATTTGTCGGCCATGTCTTCTCGGTCCGGATTGCGTGCCACCGGTCCGCGAGATGCTCTTCGATCGCTGTCAGTTTCGTCAGATCCTTTTCGACTCTCCGGGACTTGCCGGCAAGCACCGCGTGCCACTTGAGAATAATCCGCTTGACTTGTGGGAACTCCTTCCATATCAAATATGAATAGAGCGTAAACTGTTCGTTCGCGTCCAATTCTTCACGCGTCGGGATCAAATACGTGATCTTGTAATCCCACAACGTCGCGACCCCTTCCCTTATATCGAGCCGGTCAAGTGTCCCGACAATCCAGATCACACCATCGTTTTTTGTCTCAAGTTTGACCATAAGAGGATATTCAACCTCAAAGATCGGCGGCTGTGACGCATGGGTTTCTTCGGCATGATTCCGTATCCCCTGCCATAGATTCTCGTAGAACGGGAGATTGAGATTCAGGGGTCGCATGGCTTTGTCAAATATCCTCTTGACTTCGACCGCATCGAACGCGTCCCGGTCAGTCTTAATGAACTTGTTGATCAGATGCAACGCGATATGTCCATGACGGCCAGCGATTATCTCCGGCGTCTCCCTGCCCTTGAGCGGCGGTTTATGCTTCCGAAGTAGATACCAATACCGGGGACAATATCCGAAGTCTGCCATCGAAGAAAACGAGATATGTGGCGATGGGAATCTTGGTTTCACCTCTTCACCTTGCCTTTCTTCGGTCGCCAGTATTTGCACGCTTTATCACACCCATACGTTAGTATCATGGGGCTTTCTTCAGATAAACAATGTCCCATTTTAAGTCTGCGTGGCGGTGTTAGTATATCCTCGCGATAATAGTTACAAGACCTACAGGTTTTCTTCATTTCTTCTTATCCCGATTCTGGATCAGATGGAGTTTGAACTTCTCGATCGCTCTCTTGTCACCTTTGATCGTTGCGATCGTGTGTTCTCGTTCCTTGATCCAGTCAAGCGACACATCAAATATACTGTCAACCCCGGCGATTATCTTCGCGGCGTCATGCCATAGATCCTTATCAACCCCAATCTCCGCGCAACGCACGAAGCAAGCCTTGACCATCTTCTCAACCTCGGCCCGATCTCCACCAACCTCTATAAGCGCCTTCTGTCGGTCATAAGGGATCTTCGCGATCAATCCCTGACGCTTCCAGACGGCGAACCATTTCAATTCGTCCTCAAGTTTATTCAGTTTCTTTTGTGCGTTCCGTTGCGATTTCGAGATCGCCGAGGCATAAGCGAACTTGTTGATCTTGCCGGTGTCCCATTGTTCATCTACTTCGGCACCGCCCCACGCGTTCTCCCCGGTATCCAGATTCGTGCATTCAGTCCGGACGACCCATCGCTTTTTGTCCTCAAGATATGTCTCCTTTGGCTCCCCGAACTTGAAGCGATAGGACGCTCGCGCACATTCCCGAATCCCGATCATGCTTAATGCCTCGACCGGATTCCCGTCTTCGTCAAGATACGGCTTCCCGGTCTTACTGTTGACCAGAGCATAACCGAGTTTCTTCACGTACCGGCCGGCATGCTCCGCCGCGATCAATTCTGTATCTTCGTGATCGAATAGCGCCGCAACCAATAAGGCACTTTCCCTCGAGATAAGATTTGTACCTTTGCTGATCGTCATGGCTGTCGTTATCTTGATAACCTTCCGTTTCGCCTTCTTTACTTTCTTCGCCTTCTCCTTCTTTGTCTTCTTCTTTTTCATAATACGCTCCCTTCTTTCAATAGACTCCCTTGTCCCATCTCCGCGAGTCGGCCCGGCGGCAGGTAGTTACTATAATCTACCATCTTATACCACCACATTGACCGGATCGGCTCTCGCGTCAGGCCAAAGTGTTCGCAATGCTTCCGATCATTCTGCGATATAATCACACAATAGCGCTTGTGATTGAGATCCGATATCCGTCCCTTGAGATTTATGATCGGCCCGGCATGTAGTTCCCGGACAATATCGTAAGTCGCGTGCCACGCGCCATCCTTCAGGATCTCGAATATCTTTGACTCTTGACTCATTCCGATATCACTCCTTTCTTATATCCTCAGCTTGAACTCGTTGCTATCGAAACTGTGACAGGATATATTGATGCTTCCATCTTCCGAATCCTTCCAACAATGCCAACCACTCGGGCTTGTCAGGATCCGGACAGCGAAAATGATATTCCCGGTGATCTCACCTTTCTTAAAGTTTACGGCCGCATCATAGGCGTAATCATCTGTATATACGCCGTTGCATTTCAGGTACTCATATTGTCCATTGATAATCGCCCGGAGCGCATGAGGGACTGTCCACTTCTTCGGCTCTTCCTTCAACGGCTTGTAAATCTCGAGTAGGTTGAATGGCGAGAAGATTCGAGCCGAACGCTCTTCAAAATGACTGATGTGCCACTTCCGGCCATCCCTTTCGATTTCTTTCGAACTGAAGCGATCCACTCCGGACATATCAAGTGAGCGCAATTCCTTGAAAGTCTCAACTAAAGAAGCCCTAAAAAAGTTATGCGTGCAATAATGCCGATCGGGCTTCTCTAATTTAATCGAGATCTGCAAACAAGTCTTACCTCTCTTCCCGGCATTTGATATGTCCATAATGTAGATATCCCCGAAGCCGGAATAATAGGTGAGTTTCAACTTGTTTTTGCGGTCATAGATTGTGTGTTTGTTGACCCACTCTTCCCAATTCTCTTGAGTGACTTCATCCAATATGAGCGCGTCATTCCCGGCGCTCACTTCCTGATCCTTTACCATTTCGATCATCTCACACCTTCCTTTATCCGGGGACGCGACTGAATGCGCATGAGGACAAAGCCAGAGGTCGGACATCACTCGGCCGCGTCCCGATTCTTTTTTTGTTTCTTGAAGCGCTTCGTCTCTCATGCTACCATACAGTATACCACATGAAAAACCATTTGTCAAGTCCCAAGCATAAGTTTTTTCGAGGATTCCAGCGATTCCGAGCCTTCCCGGGCAATGGGTCTCATATTCTCTATATGCGGTATATCCCGTAGGGATAGCCTGAAAAATCGGCTTGTAAGCCCCTTCTGCGCGTTCCTGTGGGCCGGCTGATAGGATAGGACGTCTGGATCGGCTTCCTGAAGGTCTATCGTTTCAAGCGAAAAAAAGCCTGATTATTTCAGGCGGCAAGAAGTTTCCGGGACAGGATTTTTCTGAAAACTCGCTATGTGTCCGGATCTTCGGGACCGGGATCTTGAAGCGAGCGCGTAAAGTGAGCGTCAACTTCCGCGCGAGAATGATTTGACCGATGTCCGGGTATCCTTTGTCAAAGTTTCCTGCAAGAGCAACCCCGATCGCGACCCGATTCATATATCCCTTCGTATGCGCGCCGATCCGGATCAATGGCCGGGCTTCTATGATAACGTAAGCACCTTTGTATCTTTCAACTACGAAGTGATAGCCGATATCACTCCATCCGTTCTCTTCGATATGATATCGTTGCACGGATCGCGCATCTCGGCGCTCGCCATCCGGAGTCGCGAAGTGATGATAAACGATCCCGGTCCAATCTCGCGTGTGATCCAGATTCCAGTAATTAAGCCCTGTGACTTCCCTGACGATCCTCAACTTACTTATCATATCTTATATGCTCCCTTCTGAAAACAGAAGCGCCGAACATAAGCGGCTGACGCCGGGAGCGCCGAAACGCTTTACCCGGATATCTTCTCCCATGCCCGGCGCCTTCCTGTTATTTTTCTTTTCCGAGCGCTTTGTATATCTTCCCGAACTTCGGCGACCCCTTGAGGTATCCATGCAGACCGCAACCAAAGATCGCCGCATGGATCGCCGGGCCGACTGTGCTGACAAACGTCTCGCCGCCCGGGATTATTTGCTCGACGAGTCCCCATATTCCCACCGCCAAGAAGGTTATGATATACGGGAACGCCTGCGACTTCTTCAGACTGCTCCTTTGTAGGATCTGCCCAAGGAACGGCAACGCGGCCGCCACAGCGACATTGATAATCTTCTCAACGCCGAAGACGCCGCAAACCAGATTTGCTATCCCTTCCATGTCTCTTTCACTCCTTCCCTATCTTGAGTAATACCGCGTAAACTCCATATCGCCATACGCCGGCCGTAAAGTCTCTCCCCACAAATCCGCCGACGGAACTGACGATATCCTTCAATGTGCAATTAACCCAATCGATCTTGTCGATATTGATCCCGATCTCGATGATCCCGATATTGTTCTCTTCTACCGTCGCCATATAACCGAGCCGCAGATCAAGCGCGAGTTTGTCAGACTCAAGAAGCGACAATGTTATAGCCGCTCCCGGTTGACTTACCGCGAAGTCATATAGAACATTCACCTGTCCGTTCGGGAATACCGGCAAGTCAAGCCATGATCCCTCTTCGGCGCCAGCCTGACCGATTACCGAGAAGAACATGACCACCATTACCATCACGATTGCCATCTTTTTCATATCTATTCACCCCCCTTCTTTCTGAATATCCTCTTCCACCAATCCCATTCGTGCCATATCTTCGTTTCGATCAACGCGACAATGAGTACCGCCGCAATTGGTAGCGCGACGGCCGTCAGCACTTGCAACCATAAGAGATTCCCTTTCAACCCCTGACGAAAACTTTGACCAATGCACCGATCACCGCGAGGACGATCCCGGCCATAAGATAGTCTAATGTTCTGATCCGCCGGAATGCACCTTTGATCTTCTCCCTCAATGACGTGATCTCCCGTTCGTTCGGCGTGCAGTGATTCTCTCTCATTTGCTTGAATGTTGTTCCAATTCCGGCGAGTCTATTGTCGATTGACTTTAATGTTTCATTGTGAGATATCCCCTGCGTTTCGATCCGAACGAGCCGCTCCTTGACCGATCCGCCGGGAGTGTCGCCGTCAGGCATCGATCAATCCTATCTTCTTCGCTATGACTTCGATCTTCGCCGTCGCAGTCGAAGCCGCCGCATATTCCGCCTTCAGATCAACTACCGCCGGCGCCTTGTGTTCGTCAAGGACTTTCTGCGCCTCAATCTTCATGCCGTTTGTTATCTCCCCGTCAATTACGATTGCGATCTCTTTGTCGTCCATCGAGATTCCGTTGCCATATTCTCGGCCCTTGTCCTTGCCTATCTCCGCGATATCGCCACGATAGACCTTCACCGCGACTCCATTCAATTCTGTCTCCAACTGTCCGAGATTGATTTCCTTCTCCGGCTTTACTAATTTCAATACGCTCATATCATCCCCCTTCCTTATACTTATATCTTCAAGGCCAAACAGGTCAATGCCCGATCTTGTACGTCAACCGATCCAACTGCCGCAGTAAGTCGGAATTGACCCTTAATAGTATGCACTCCGGCCGCAACCGACAACATAAATGCTACACAAGACGGATTCCAACCACCAGCCGCACCAACCTTCAGATCTTCCGATGGCGACGCTCCGACCAATATCCTGAATTCCCGAATCCCTGCACCACCACTTTCAAGTGATGTCGCCATGTAATGACAAAGAAGAATCGATGGTACCGCGACTGTTACATTGAACGCACATACGGAATCATCAACATAAGCGGTTGTGTTTGTGTTCTGATTCCCCGGTGTCCCTGCATAATTCCATGCTCGATTCTGATCCGCCGCGAGGATCGGCGAGCCTGTCCCTTCATATGTTACCTGTATATTGTCGGTCGCATCAGCGGCGTTGAATCTTATCATGCCGGTCTTGAATTGATAGTCAACTTGAAACTCTCCGACTCCGGGAGCCGTCGCGACTTCGGCATAACCGGCGACCGTAACAGAACTCGGCGATTCCTGTCTCGGCACTTCGAGCAACTGGATATAATACGGCGCCCCGGCCGGTATTGTATGTGCCTCGTTGACAATGCTATTCGGCGTTAAGACTTGTGTGAACGGATCGTATCTCCAATTATATCTCGTTAGACTTCCACCCATTTTATCTTCCCCCTCTCATTATATTACCCTGTGTATTGTCATGTTCGCGGCTTCAAATATGATGTTTTCAGTATTAGTTTCATTAGCAACCCATATCTCGACTGTATCTGTCTTCACCAAAGACGGAATTATCCCTGAAATTGTAGTCGCTCTTATATCACCGCCACCGCCGAGAAGTGTTTTGTGCGCGTGTAGATTGTTATAGATTACCGTTCCGTTGTTTTTCCTGATATCAATAGCAAGCACAATCTCCGTGCCAGCCGTTTTCTCTATGCAAAAAGTACATACAATAAAATAGTTACCTGCAACGTCGATAACTATGTGATCGTTGGTGTGATCCGGCGTTGTGTAATTGAAAGGCCCGTTATTCGCAAAGGCGAGCATTTGAACATAAACTCCTGCTGTACCTATCGCCGTGGCGCCTGCATTGCCCTTTACCCACAACTCCCCGTAACATAGCGCAATTCCACTTCGATGAGTGATCTCCTGTGTTCCCCTGTCCTCGGTTAGCTGTTGCTGTAGTGCCACGACCGGATTGACCGGCTCGGGATCCGCACTCGCCACGCTCATATCAACCTTGATCCCCCCTGATGAGCATTTGTATTTTACCTTCTTGATATATAGATCATATGAGTTTATGAACGTGAACGTATAGGAATGAAGCGCCGGGGACGTTCCCGTGTTCGTCTCAAGTCTGACCTGTATCTTCACGTATTGATACGGAAGAACGGTTAATTCATTCAGGCTCAAATCCACAAGCGCCGCGAACCAGTCAAGCGTCAATGAGTATTGTGTCGGTACTGTAGGCCATACAGCCGTATCATGTATGCAACCGATCCGCCAATATCGGCGTTTTGTTCCCGTCGGCATTGCTCCTGAATCGTCCACAAGCGAGATCTCCCGGGTTGGCCCGTATGTTATACCATCGCTTGATTCGGCCGCGACATAAATCAATGACGTGCTTGCCGGTATATTATGCACGACCGATAATACGACATCATTTTCCGGCACTTCGCCGAAATCAATCGTGTTCCTTTGATATCCATATCCCGGGTGTATGAATGCGTCAAGATAATATATCGTGTCCTCGTCGTCATTTGTTATCTCAAAAGCCAAATATCGAACGGCGTCCTTGTCCCCGTCTGCTATGTCGGAGATATCGATATAGACTTTCTGCCATGTGTCAGCCACCTCGATGTAGAGATCAAAACTATTCTCATTATAATTCGCTTCACCAAACCAGAAACGGATATGCTGACCCCCTCGAGTTGCCCGGATCCATAATTCCAAGATCGCCCACCCTGTCATATCAATCGTTCCCCCACCGCCCAAGTCTCGCTCGATTCGTTCGTTCAAAGAATCTGTCTGGTCTGCCACAACTTTCAAGCAATATGTACCTTGTTGTTCCTCTACATCGTCGGAATAACATTGAAGTGCTCCTGCATCAGTCAGATAAAGTCCATCTATATAATCAAACTCCATATCCAGCTTGCCACTTTCTGTCCTAAAATCACCTGCGTAGAATTGAACCTTGCCAGTTGTATGTTGCAAATCCTCCAGAAGAACAGGGTCGCAAGTAATCAATGGAGTGACTCCATCAGCAGCATAAACTATTATCTGTATTGTGTCCGTATCTGCCACATTACCCGTTTTTATAAATCTGAAAACATAATCAGTCCCTGTTAACCAAGTGACACCCGTAGCAGCGTCTGGAACCCACGCAATACCACTCCACCAATGAGCACCTCCCCCCACATCGAAATAAACAATCCTGAAATCAAAACCAGCTAGGAAATATATAGAAAACTTGCCATGTGCTGTCTGGGTTGCTCCTGTGCCACAATTGCCATCCCACGTGTCATGCATCAATCCAAGAAATCCATGTCCTGATGTTCGTGCAGCCACCTGTGCTTTGATTCTGAAATCAAACGCTGCTGTTCCTAATATATCAGCGTCAGCGGTTTTGATAATTGATCCATCAGTAGTCGCGGGTGAATGAGTCGTGATCTTACCGCCCAACTCCACTACTGTACCATTGTTTGCTGTGGCTTTATCTAAATGTGGGTCAATAACATCATCATCAAACTCGTCTAAATAACTTGGTCCTTTGCTCGTCACCCATGCCGCCTGTGCCGCCGCATCGTTGGCATATTCCATATTGTCAATTACCGTCGGTGTAGGATTAGCCGCAAGCACAACATCTCCGGGAGTCGTCGCCGTGTCAATGTTCTCCTTCTTCTGGCTGAACCCTTCCCAATTCGCCTGACTTGTCAATATCTGATACCATGCTCCCCGGGCATATCCGATCCTCTGCGATATGATCTCATTCTGTAAGGTCACGTTCCTTGAGAATCGCCCTTTCGCAAGCGGCTTCGATCCCATGTTGACAATGTTTGTGAGGATCGTATGTCTGCCGGCCGCCGGCGTATCAATCAACGCGTCCCCGGGAGTCGTTGTGAGATCCGTCAGGTATTGCACGATCGCGGCCTGCCAGTCGGCCTGACTTGTCAGCGTCTTCGTTATCTCTGCCATTATGCCGGAACCTCTGTCAATAGAATGCGCGCCTTGCCGTCTGCCGATATTCTCTCCTTCAACAAAGTGATATCGACGTTCTTGATCGTGGAGCGTACTGTCGGATAGGCATACTGTGTGAGCTTCTCCGTTCCCCATTGTGTCGCGTCGGCAATATCAAGGACAGAAGGCGCGGTAAGAACCTTTGACCGGATCCCGTATATCCCCTGACTCGTTGCATCATTGAGAGTCACGATATAATTCGATCCCCCTGTTGTCTTGCCGCATTTGATATACAGACGATTCGCGATCTTTGTCGCATCTTCCTGTGGAACGAAACTGTCCATGTGCTTCCCGACTGCCTTGATCGCCGCTGTCTGAAGCCCTGTGTCTCGCGGCTTGAAGAAAAACTCTTGATATTCGTCTACGCCGAAGACCCAATTCCCGGCAAGCCGCGCGAGCTCACCCATTACTTTCTTTGCGTCCACCAAAAAAAACTGTTGATCTTGTACTGTGTAGGCCGTCGTCTGTATCTTCCCGGCGTTATAGATGATATCACTTTGTGGCGTGACCTCGTTCTGGACAAGATGTTTCACTATATCTTCGACCTTCTCGGCCGCATATACCCGGTTGAGTATGACGCACCCTTGCAACTGATTATAATATCCGACCCCGGAGTAAACCTTTCGCCGGTCCGTACTTCCCAACCGCGGCAATTCGGTTACATAGCCGGCATACCACGGGACTATCGACTGAAAGAGATATACCACAATCTTGAAACTGTAATCGATCAGGAATGGCGGCTCTCGGAGCAATGTCAACTTGAAATTACCGCTCCCGATCTCCCCAAGCGCGAAGTCAAGGATCATATATGCGCGCTCATTTATGCTCGATAACTGACCTATCTTGACGCCGTTGCGGTCATAGACAATCGCGGTAAACTCCGCGATCTGTGATAACTTCTCCTGAACGGTAAGATCTGCATATTCCCGATATCGCCGTTCTTCGCGATATCTCCCCGTCCGATATTCTGTTACCCTGTGGACGCTCACAATTTGCGCTCCCGATATTCCGTGAGGATCGTTACGTCCGCGCCGGTATATTCCAGACTGTTTGATCCTTTCAATAACGGGAGAAAAGAACCATCGAAGGCCGATATCAGATTCGTCCCGTCCCTTGTGACTGTTCCTTCGTGACAATCGATCACGACAACTGAACCGATATAAAAGCCTGTATCCTGATAACGAAGTTTCCGGTTGTCGTCTGTCGCATTCGCAAGTGTCATGTCGGTGTTGTTCGCGATCGCTGTTATCGTAAATATCGGATATGTCTCGGCACTTCCGTCGTTGGCCAACACGAAAACCCACGGACTACTCGTGACAGTCTGCGTATCCGATGTCAATGCCGCGTCATACCAGAATGGATCCTCACAAACACACGTAAAGGCTACCTTCGCGATACGCAGGAAACCGCCCTCGACAAAACTGTGCTTGAAGTTCGATATCCTTTTCACCTTGATATAATTGCTCACGCCGTAAGATAATTGTAGATCCTCTTTGTAAAGCCATGATGTCAACTCGAAATATGCCGCCTCATAAGCGGCCTGATTCACGCCCTGAACGATCCCCTCGATCTGAAGCACTCGCACCCGAAGCATACCATCGGCCATGTCCCGGCCGCCATGACTGAAGGCCGCCTCTGCTGTCTTCGATCTCTTCTTCCACGAAAAACTCCCGAGCCGGAATGTATCATTCAACGTCAACTCGTTAAGGTCCGTATCTTTCAGTTTCAGACTCATACCGCCGTCCTTATCTCTTCTCTTACCGCTTCCCCGAGTTCTCTTCCTATCTCTTCAATATCAGTCTCCGGCGAAATGCCACCTTCAAAGGTGACGTTGACTGTGACCGCGCCAATCCCTGCGGCCGCCAATGTTGCCGGCGTCCCGATAACTTCGTTCTCATGCGCTGTCACAAGATGCGGCGCCCCGGCTCCTTCGCTCTGGAATGACGGGATCGGGAGTCTCATTCCGCCCGGGCCAACCATGCCGCCTTCAGCAAACCCAGCCGCCGCCCTTATTGCCGCCTTTGCCGCGAGTGAGGCCGCTAATATCAAGGGGATCATCAGGAGCGTCGCACCGAAAGACATGGGGGCCTCGGCTGTCGCGATACCAACTTCTGTCGCCACTGTTGTTGCGAGCTTCGCGATTTTGGCGTCTACGTACTCTTCGATATGTGCCACCATCGCCTTCTTCGTTGCATCTGCAAGAGCTTCGCCAAAAGTTTTTTCGCCCTTGACTATTTCGTCGGATGCTTTGCTCGATACTGCCTTGATTTTTTGCCATGCTGATGTCCAGTTTTTCTTCCATGCTTCTGTCGTCTTCTTTTCCGTCAGATTAAACTTCACGCCATTTGCCGCAACCCATGCCGTGAAATCTTCTCTTGAGATTTTCCCTTCTTCCATCATCCCCCAGAGAGCCTCTGTTCGGCGCATATATTCCTCAAGTTCGGCTTCCGTGTATCCCCGGATAAGATCTTTCAACTGTTCTGTTGTTTCCATCTTCTGTTCTGCCGCCTCTTGCGTTATCTCTGCATTTTTTATAACTGCCTCATTGACTGGCCCATACATTCCCGGGACAGCCGCGATCTTTGCCGCGACTTCGTCAAGGCCAGTCTTGAATCTTTCAAACATAATGCCACGCTTTAACTGTGCCGCTTCACCTGCGGCGACTTCTTCATCACCGGCCGTTATCATCAAATCAATGTTTTTAATTACATTGCCTGCGCTCTTGTCATAGAGATTGACAACTTGCATATAAACCCTTGCGCCTTGAAGCATAAGCCCAAAGGCCTTCACGCCTGCATTGCCGACTTCCGTCCATGTGAACGACAGGAAGTTCAGGCCATCGACAACAAACCCGAGCCCCTTCACTAAATTGACAATCCCTGTCTTCACCAGTTCGGCCATTTGCAACTGATGTGCGCGTATCCATTCAGTCGCTTGCATAATCGCATCCTGCAAGATTCCAAAGACTATACTCAAGCCCTGATTCTTGACTATCACATCTCCGGCTGCCGCCGACATATCCTCAAGGCGAGCTTTCATTCCCTTCATAGTGTTCGCCCAACTTCCCCCTGTGCGCTCCATGTCACCAATCGCCGCCGTGCTTCCCTTGACTATGAGCGCATATGCCGCCTGTGCCTTGTCTGCGGCCGTCAATTCCTCTTTCGAGGCCGCAAGACCCATGCCAAGCGCTTCCTGTTGGACTGTAGTGGCATTCAGCACGACTCCGTACTTCTTCATGGTCTCGTAATTACCGACAAGAGCGCTTTGAACGTCCGCGATAACCCTCTCGGTCGGTAGATTGTTGAACGAGCCAAGATCCGCGGACAGTTTCACCACTTCAAACGACATACGGCCGGCCGCGTCTGCCGCCATTCCCATCGGCACAAGTAGATCCTGAAAGGCCGCGAGATTCGCTTTCGCTTCCCTTTCGCTCATCTTGAAGGAGTCCACCAAAACAGAAGCCCACTCATTCGCCTTGTCTATTTGTGTCGCAAAGACTGTCTCAAACTTTGCGATTGTTTCTTCCAGAGCCGAGGATGCGGCGATCGCCGCAAGCGCCTGATTCGCTATCCCCCGGAGCGCGGCCGCCATTTGTCGCATGGCTACTCCGGCAACGTTCGCGATCACGTTTCCGAGCGCAACTGTCGAGACAGAAGTCCCCTTGAGCGCTCTTTGTGCGCCCTTCGACTCGCCGTCTATAACAAGCGTGACTTCTTCTTTTGCCATATTATTTTAACCCGAGCCGCTTCCTTGCGCTTGCTGTAAACTCCTTCGATTTTTGTTCCGTGACTCGTCTCCTTTCGCGCTTATCGAGTGCGCCGATATAGCACATGAGCGTCTTCCACGGCATCTTCATGATCCCTTCGTGCGATTCATTGATCATCACCTTTACGGCGATAAACAATTCGGCCAACCTTATGTCTTCGGCTGGCCCTTGTCTTTTTTTGGTGTGTCTTCATTCTGAATCTTCTTTATGTCCCGGCCATAAAGGAACGCGATTATCAGCGGGACCTGCGTCGCGAGATCCAGTTTCATCAACTTGTCCATCCCGATCGGATCTATGAAGAATGCCCGGAGTGTCTCCATCAAGATTTTGACCGCCGCTTCGGATTGAGGATCCTTCTGTTGCGCCTTTGATGCCGCCATAAGTTTCAGCGTCAACTCGACACTCCCACCGCCGGCCACCTTATAGTCCTTTTTGTCGATCCTTATCGTCCGCGCCGGCGGCACGAACGCGTCAAGATCCAGTATATCGTCAGCCATTTTCCCGTCCCCTTTCTTTCCTCTCCGATTACTCTCCGGAGTTTGTATCGTAGTCCCTGCTATATGTTCCTTTGATTACCGCATCGATTATGTTATCGGTAGTCACCTTCCGCGCATATCCGACACATTCCTGAAAGATCGGCGCGGCTTCCCCGGCCAAATGAACCGCCGCTCCGATATGCTTGATGTTCTTGCATTCAATCTGCATCGATCTTTCGGTCGCACCGGCACCATAACCGGCTTTTACTGTGAGATTGCCATCATCCAACGTGTCAACAACCGCCGTTCCACCGCCATAATAGACCGCCTTGTAATGTGTCGCATTCTCAAACTTGAGCGTGAAGGCAACTTCGACCGTCAGTAACTTCGCTATGATCGCCGCTCTTGTCATTGTCGTCCCGTACCATTCGTCGAGATTATTTGAGAGTTTGATGCTGAACTTGCTGATCTCCGTCGTCGGTACGCCGTCATGCGTATAGACCGGCGTATCGAAAAACATGATCGGATCGTTATCCTCATAGGTCGGAGTTCCGGGCATAGTCAAAAGCGCCCCCTTTGTCCCCATGAGAGTCGCTGTCACCTTCCACGGCTGACTACTTTCACCCTCAATCGTGATCTCGCTTATAGCACAATCTTGTATCCTTTCGACAAACATTGCTGTTGCAGGATCAATGCACCGCTCTATCGTGAAATAGTGCGGCAAGGCTGGCGTCAACGTGTGTTGCATCGGTGGACCTGCGGCATAGGAGTCGGCGCCCATAGCCATAGCAAGGAAGAACCCAGCAACGTCCGGCCTCGCGTAAAATGAGACCTCTCCCCCGGCCTTATGTGTGCTTTTGTAAGCCTCGATTATATTCCGTCCTTGTCCGCCTTCCACCGCCTTGATATCATCTTGCTCCTGCAAAAGACTTTCCGAGAGGTACTTGATAAATAGACCCACTTCCGGCCCCCACGCCGTCCCGAAAGCCGTCTGTTTCCCCATCCCGATATACCCGTTCGTGGTCAAATATGACAATTTACTTCACCTTCCTTTCTTTTTTCTTGTCTCCGTCTCCGTAGATCGGCTCGAATCCGTTCGAGACCTTCGCGCGCTCTTCTGGTAACGGATAGATCTCGCCCGGCTCCATGCATCCGAACTCCGGACTCATGGCCGGCGATGTCCCCATGAATCTCGCGCCGATATATTTGTCTTTGTCACTCATTACCCATCCCCCCTTAATCTTCTTGTTTCATTCCTGTTACATCTAACTCGGCCACCATAAGCGGCCGTTCCCGATCCAATATGACACCAACATCACCACTCGGGATCACTCCTCTTATATTGACCGATCCGCCGAATTTCTGATTCGCTTTGAACGCAACGAGAACATCCTCGATCAATTCCTTAATCAGATCCTGCGCTCTCTTTGCGTCAACCAACTTAACGTAAAGTCTCAAGATCCATTTATGCGTTATCGTGAAAGATTGCGATTCCGTCTGTCCTTGCTCAAAACCAGAATAGAAAAGTGTCGCGGCCGGGAGTGCAGGGATCCTCTTTGGATCATAGTCCAATACAGTCTTGAGCGCCGGGAGTCCACTCAATATAACCACAAGTGCGTCCTCGATTTCGCTTATATCGTATGAAGCCATTATCTAAATCCCATGTCCCGGGTGATATCCTTTACGGCCTTCTGTAAGGTCCTCTTGATCGGCGCCCGGGCTTTCTGGATTCCCCTCTTGAAATAGTGCTTCGCTTTGAGTGTTACCTTCTTCGCGAAGATCCACTTCTTTTGACGCTTGTCAAACCATGCGAGCATCTTCTTGATCCTCGGCATAATCACTCCGCCCTTCTCCTGTATCCTCGCATAGACCTTATTCACCCCGAGGATCCCCTTCAATGGCGATTCCATGCGGTATGTAGTAGATCGCATGAGCGCTCCCGAGAAGATCCCCTTGCGAAAGCCGGCTCCCCATCCCGGCGTGATATTCTTCTTGACCTCTCCCTGTGCTATTATGAGCGACTTCAGGATCGCTGGCCGAAGCCTTCGCCCTGCTGTCGATTTAGGATCTCTTAATCCCCGGGCAAGTGCCGGCGGAATCTTGATCGCGATTGTCATTCCGTCTGCCATCATCCCGTCCTTATATTCCGGTATGGCGCGAGCAATCCCCTGACGATCGGACTGAATAGGTCTGCCGGCGCCTTCACAATCATTCCCTCGGCGAACGTGTCCGAGAAGTCTGCGGCGTCCCTCTTATAGAAAAACTCGACTTGTTTCAATGCGGCTTGTTTCAGATCCGGCGGAAGGTCTGCCTTCGCGACGGCCAACCCAGCCGAATACTGGATCTCGACATTCTGGAAGCCTTCCGGGAAGGCCGCATATGTAGACATCAAGACTCCTGTCGCCGCGTTATACTTGAAGTTCGACACAGCTTGCTCCCCGTCGTATTCGTAAACTACTTTTGTCAGGACTGTAATCGGCCAATGCCTCAACATCAACATCTCCGTTCCGTTCCCGTCATAATCTTCGGTAAGCGCCTGAATGATGAAGATGTTGTCGCAATAGACCTCAAACATTGAGGATACGTTGTTGATTATCGTCTCAAATAGCGTATCCTCGGCCGTCGAGGCCTCCTTGAGATATAGTTTGATCTCGGTCTTGTCTATTATCGCATTTGCGTTGAGCGCCATCCGTCAGCCACCTTCTCTCTTTTTACTTCTTGCCCTTTTTGGCCTTCTTGTCTTTCTTGTCTTCCTTGCCTTTGAGAAGATCTGCGCCCTTGCCTTCCGCGCCTTTCTCGTCCTTCTTCTCGACATCTCCGGGCTTCATGGCTCTGTCGTGCTCCGGTTTCTCTTCCGCCTTCGTAAGAGACTCCCGGGACAATCCCTGACCGGTTGTATCTGTGATCACGTCCTGATAGTCCTCGCGCCGTGCGATAAAACTGTGCGTGATAAGCGTATTCGCTCTTGCTTCATCAACCGGCACCTTCAAGATCTGTCCCTTCATGTGTCGCGCTCCCCTTTCGACAAGATTGTCGATCACGGAGACATAGACCTTTTTGTTTTCATCTGACACTTGTTTTCCCCCTTTCTTTGACTCCGGCACGTCATATGCGAAGTCATCGTCGTCTTCGTCCTTCTCTTCCAAAGAGGGAGCCGACAATATCGACCCCCCCTTGTTTTTCACCCACGGGACATCACCGATCCTTAATACGATGACTTATACTCCCTTCTGACTTTCGTCAATCGGTTAGGAGCGAAGGAATCCGGCCACATGCGTTGCGCAGATTGTCGTGCAACTACCAAATCCCACGAGTGTTGCTTGTCCTTTGCCTGTAACAAAAACAGCCGTATCATTCTCTTTTGTTACCGTTGCGGCACCGACTTGAAACATCCAAGCCGGTCCAGTCGCCCCACCACCAATGCTAAAAGCGTGGAATCTTGCCCCTGCAGAATAACTATTTACGAAGTTGGTTTGCATGGTGTATGATACATTGGCTTGGACGGATAGTATCTCGATGAATTCATACAAGGTTGGATCAACAACGTCCTGCACCATTCCATAATCATTCGCAACGATTCCGGCGGTTACTGTAATCGGGAATATCGCCTGTCCCGTTGCGGCCGCCCCCGTAGATGTTTTTCGGCTTCCCGGTATACTTTGATAGAGATTCATTGTTGATCCCCCAAGATCATTTGTTACCTCGAGCCACGTGATAATCCTCTGCATGGTGTCTGATGCCGGAAGAACAAGCGATAGCACGTTGCTACTCGTTTTCGTCTCCGTAAAATATGTCTTCATTTTTCCATTCCCCCTTCTTTAGACTCGATAGGGAGAGGACGTTTTGACCCTCTCCTTATCGGCTTCATCTTCTCGTTATCCCGGTAGTATCCCGGTCTGACGACTGAACTTCGTTATGTCGTCCACATTGAACGCTACTCGCTTCACCGAGCGGAATGCTGTCAGATCGTATTTGAACCATGCCTCACCGCCCGAGTTTGCCTTGATCACGATTCCCTTCCGGTCTCCGATGTGTGCATGGTTGAAGTCTCCTGCAACCATGTAGGACTCGTTGGCTCCGGCTCCGAGATTCCGGGGAATATATTTGTTGGCGAACGTGTCGTATCCCCATATCGACCTCGGCACGTTTTTATCTGCCGGCATCTGGTAGATATAGCGCCCCTCGTCGTCCTTCAGCTTCCTCAATGCGCCCGTCTCGCGGATCGCATGGAAGATCTTTACTTCTTCGGCCTCGGCCTCTTCGACCGCAGACAGCATGTCGCTTACCCCGTCCAACAGATCGCCGCCGTAAGGAATTGTCGTGATCCCAGCCAGATTGTAAATCCCGGTGAGAGGATCTCCGCCAACGCCTGCCCCCTGTATGAACGCGGTCTCTTCTCCCCTGATCATAGCCTTCGCGAACAGGTCGAATAGGACCGCGTCAACGGCCGGGTCGGAATCCTCAAGCAACTCGTCCGACACGATCGTTATCGTGCAAAGTTTATACGCGGTAAGTACCATCTGCCCGAATACAGGATCGCTCTCGGACTTGATAGAACTCTCATCGATCCAGTATGCCGTCACCCCATCTGTCACAACAGGAACAGTCAGCACGTTCGACTTCATCGGCCATATCTGCGCGACGTTTCTGATATAGGACTTCTCCTTTATCAGGTTGATCAGTTTGTTGCTCTCTTCGGTTGGCACCAAAAAGCCCCCGGCCGCCGGAGTGCCTTCTGACAATGCCTTCGCTTCTGCCGTATCCTCTATTTTGTATTTCTCAAGGATGCTTTTGTCGTTTTTCTTGATCCCGAGAAGCATCTCACGGAATGAACGATCCTTATCGCCCTTTCCCGTGTGTATGGCTGGCCCCTGCCCTGCCGCACTCATCTCTCCGATCGCTCCGGAGAATTCCTTCACTACTTCCTTCATGCTCTCGGTTATCGTCTCCTTCAGCGTCTTCGCCAAATCACCGAGCGTCACCGCTTCCCCGGCATTCTTCTCTTTGTCGGCCTTCTCCAAATCTTCGAGTTCCGATAAGAGTTCTTTTTCGTCTTCGGATAGTTTGTCGATTTCTTTTGCTCGCAGGACTGCAAGCATTTGAATCTGCGTCTTATCCACCGTTTCTTCCCCCTTTCAATAAATCGTCAGCCTATAGTTTCCCTTGTCTGCGCCTAATTTCTCCAGCGACGATTTCCTTGACGTCGATTCCCTTAATCGCTTTCACGAGGGAATGAACGGTGTCACCTGAAATCTCCGGCTCCCCTTTGTTTGCCTTGTTATATAGTATAACCCCTTTTCGCGGTTTGTCAAGAGTTCCGGTATCCTTCTTCGGTTTGCTCGGCTCCTGTGCTGGTTCGCTTGCGTCCAGTAAGGCTTGAAGCGCATCGATCGCGGCCTTGACTGCCTTCCGGCTCTTCGCGGACAATATCCGGCCTGCTTTCAATCGGCCTATCTCTTCAAGTAGCCTTTCGTTCGCTTCCTGCGATTCCCGTTCTGTCTCGGCTGGATCCATGCTTGAAGTAGTTTCTTCGCTCTTACCGGCCGCTTCCCATCTCGAATTAAATATCTCGCCAAAAAGCATATTATTATGTAACTCAAGCCCTTTGCCATGCTCCTTGACCCATGCCTTCGCCTTCGCCATTGTCCAACCTTTCGCCTTCAGGAACATATACTTCTGGACAGTCGTTGTCGTCTCTCCCTTGAGTCTCCCGATCGTGGCCTGTATCCCCTGCGCCTTGCTGATATCGATCACCCGGAAGGATCCCGGCGTAAACTTGCCCGGGGGCCTGACCCGAATATGGATATGAGTCTCGGTCTCTTCATCCTTTTCTTCTCTCTCTTCGGCCGACTTGATAATCAATTCAGCCGTCTCATGACTTACTTCCGTTATTTCTTCTTTTTTTAATGCGTTCATAAACTCGATGTCTCTTTCTGTAAGCGCTTCTGCATTGGCCGGGACCGGGATACAAGAGTTCTCCATCAGTTCACACTTGCGGAATATGTTCGGGTCTTTCTCGTCCCTCTTTGCCCGGAAGCCTACGGAGAACGCATTGAGATATCCTTCGCTGTATAGGTAGAAGATCTCTTCCCCTTTCTCTGTCTCCGCGAATCGAATCTTCGCAAGTAGCCCTTTTTCGTCTGTCCTGATCCAGAGCGCCTTCCCAACCGGCGGCGATCGATAATCATGCGCCCACAATACGACAGGATTCTTGCGATAGTTCGCCAAGATCCACTCACCCGGCGGAATATACTCGCCCATGCGGTCCTTCTTGCCGGTTGAGACATAGGCCACCAACGTCCTTGCCTTCTTGTCGATATCCTTGATCTCTGCGATAAACTCCTTGAATATCTTTTCCATATTTATCCCCCCTTCATTCCTTGACGTGCGGTAATAGACTGCACGTGCAATTACAAACATTCCCCGATCCGCCTGCAGGATCCCCGGGCCTCAACATTCCATTTGAAAACCTCTCACCTATCTTCACGCGCTCTCCGTTCATCCTGACATGCTCCGGACGTGGATCGAGTCCGCCGCCACCATGTAGCCACTCCTTCTCTTCCACCACTCCGCTCTCGGCCCACATATGTTCTGTCGCTTGATTCTCGACCTCTGCGATCTCCGTCCGGGCGATCCTGACTGCCCGGTACGTCTCGGCTTGACCGAAGACCTTCTTGACCCGCTCCGATATCGCCTTCATGTTCTCTCCCTCGGCCATGCCCTCGTTAAGTTCGGCCTTCAACTGTTTGATCGTTGTGTCGTTCGTCTCGAATGAGAAGCGGTGAGTCTTTTCCTCAAGGAACGTCTGTGCCACCGGATTGTCCAGACTGAAAACCAGATCCAGATCCGCCAACCTGATCCCGTGTTTCGCTCCGGCCTCATAAGCGCCTTCCATATGAGGCCGCCCTCTCTCCGCGAATTCCTTCTCGGCTTCGGTCCGGAAGAACAGGAACGCATCAGCCGCGTCCTTCGATAACGCTCTCCCCTGATAATACTCCCTGACGTTCTTCAATACTTCCTTTTCCTGATCCCTAAATAGAGATCTCATTGTCGCCATCATAAGCGTCGTCTGCGTGTCGAAGCGTTGCCGATATAGAATTGAGGCGCGTTCCCGGGAGAAGATCGCCTTTGTTTTCTTCCCGTCTCCATTGTCCCCGTCTTTCGGCTTCGGTATAGGCTTCGCCGGAGTCGGCGCCGCGCTCCCGATCGGGATCATCTGCATCGGCATGATCGGGACGGTTCCCCACTTGACCGGCTTCTCGCCATCTTCTTCACGTTCCATGTTGATCGAGGCATATCCCGTCTTGAGCCGGCTCTCGCGTTCCTTCAATAGCAATTCCCTGTTTTCCGGGACCGGGTCGTCATATTCTACTCGGAGATGAGCGTTCCCGTCCTGCGGATACATCGGCATCAACTGCTCATTGAGTTTCTCCTGATTCCTGATCAACTTCGGCTTGACGTTTTGTAGCATGAAGGTATAGATCCCGGCTTCTGCATTCGCCCTGTTGACGTTCTCGACCATTCCCAACACCGAAGGCGGCACCCGGAAGATTGCCATGATCGTGTCCCGATTGACATTCTTGCTCTGGATATATGCCAACTCCCGGGCCGATAACTGTATCTGCTGGTACTTGAGTCCCTTCTCCAAGATCGCTATCTTCCCGGCCTTGTCAGGTCCCTTGTGCATCTGATTCCATTCAAGTCTCATTCTGTTACGGATCGTTTCTCCCAATGGCAAGTCGGATTGAAGTACCGCGTCCGGGATTCCCTGATTCCTGAATATCGCCGTCTGGTATTCATTCATACTCTGGTTGACATCTACCTCATAAGCCGCGGCCATAAGCGGCCCGACTCCATAATACATATCATTCGGGTTCGGATATTTGAAGTGGATGATCTCTTCGACCTCAAACTTAATCGCTTCCGATCCCGGCTGTTGGAAGATGTAGCCTTTGATGAAGTTCTTTTTCTCTGGGACGATCTTCATGTATTGAGACGGGACCGGCCATATCTGACTCGGCGCCTTGAAGCCGTCCTTCACCATATACCAGTATGCGTTCCCTGTCAGTAATTGATACACTTCCGTTATCTCTCTCAACATGAAATTGTTCATAAACGGATTGACCTCGCGCCATAAGTCCCAAAAGATATGATCCTCGACCGGTTCCTGTCTGCCCCCCCTCTGGACATACAGATTGATCGGTATCATGGCCGCCGCTTCGGATATCGCGCTTACGCAAGCATAGACCCATGACAGATTGCTCTTGACCTGTCTCGCGAAGTCTGTCGGCCGCCACTTCCCTTGAGCCGACTCCCACACGTCAAAGAATGAATCGAAATAGCCCGGCATCGCGTCCTTGAGGAATAACCGGCCTATCTCCTGCCGGATATCTCTGACCAACTCCTTAATCACTTATCTGTCCCCCTTTCAAGGAAACCGACGGAACAGGCTTGCCGCCTGTGGGCATTGATTGATTCGGCGTCTCGCACTTTCACATTTCCTTGACAACTTGTCAACTTTATGTACCATATTAAAGAACACTACGCCGGCTTCCATTTATCCGCTTACCACTCGTTGTCCCCGACTTCAAACTCGTGTCCTTCAAATCTCGATTTTACCGTTGCGTCCGACATCGGATCGAGTCTGTCCACAAAGTGTCTTCTCAATATCCCCATGACTTGCCTTTTCATATCCTCATACGACGCACGGGAATTGATACCCATAGTCAACTCGACCTCTTCCGTTGTGCCATCCGGCCACGTTATCTCAAACACGACCGCATATGTCCCGTTCGGATTCTTGAACCCGATTGTCTTCGCTTTTACTGTCGTCATTTTCCCTCACCCTTCCTTTCTGTTTCTGCTGGGATTGTCCAGTTACCACATAATGGACACCAACAATAGACGATATCACCTATCCGCTTATAAAAATGATCATGTTTCATTTCATTTCACTCTCCTTCTCTTCGATCTCTCTCTTGATCTGCCGCGCCACGCCAGCCTTGACGCACTTGCATATCACCGGCCCCCGGGTTCGTCCCATTATGAGCCATCCGGTTATCCCCCGGCCATAACAACTACCGCAACCATCCTTCGCATAAGTCGCGATCTTCGCTTCGGCTTCCCTGACTGACTTCGGTATCGGGTCTTTGATCGCTGTCGTCATGTCGTCAACAACGGACTCCTTTCGACATAAGCCTTCACCGCAAGCGATATGCTCCAGAACGGCTCCCCGTGTCCATCCGCGCTCTCCGGCGCCTTGAGACTGTTATCGACCGAGAGGAATTGTCTCTTCTGTCGTTCGTCATTCAACAATATGATCCGGCCCTGATTGAACATCTTCTCCATATCGACCGCGAGTTGTCCTTCTTCCTTCGCCGTCAACGTGACCCCTTCCATTTCGTCCGGTAATTCTCCCCTCTCTGCGAAGCCATCGAACTCTCCCCGGGTTGCGTCATAGTTATGACCTATGATCCCGAAGCGCTTCCCGGCTCTCTCACAATGTTTCACCTGATCGGTGTAATCGATCCCGTCAAACCAGTATGAATGGACCTGCACCAGATACTCGACCTTCTTCGACTCCACTATCTCAAAGACTGCTATGTGTGCCGGGTGTCGCTTCTTCCCGATATCAAACCCGGCGACTGATTCCCCGAATTCGTGATCGTCCTTCGGCGACTTGATTATCCCGTAGTTTATCAACTGCTTATCGAGCGCCATCTCATAGTCGTGTTCTTCCATGTAACTGTCGGCCATGCGTTGCGGTATGAGCATATATTCCTTGAGGAAGTTCTTCTTCCCTGTCTCGTTGATCTCGATGTCCCGAAGCCGAGCCGCCGTGAACATCTCCGGCCACAATGGCGGCGCCTTTCGTCCATTCGGATACGCTGTGTTCCATTCCCAATCCCACGCCGGCCGCGTCTTGAGTACGAAGAAGATATCGGTCTTATCCTGTGCGGTCCCGACCAAATGCAGAAAGCCGCCTTCTCTCGGAAGCGCTGTCACTTCGGCCTCGAACGTCTGCGTTATCTTCTCGATCTGTGACACGTCCAGTCGCTTCGTGGGATCCCGGAGTATATCGTCACATATCACGCCATCCGGATGTCTCCCTCGCTTGAATGAGAAGATCCCGGCCGGCTTCAACGTGAAGATATGATCCCCGACAAGATACTCCATGAACGTGTCGGCTGTCGGCTTCAGGTCCCGTATCCCGTTGAAGAATGGATTGACTTCGACGTATTGCTTCGTGCGCTTGATCTTCTCACAGGCCAATTCGTCCGAATACATGATATAGAGATACTCGACTACCTTCCCCGGCATACCGCCACATCGGAACAGTAGCCACATAACGAACGCCAGCAAGACCGTAGTCTTCCCATGTTTCCGGGCCGCTCCCGTGCAGGTCTTCGTCCCGTTCTGTAAACGCCTACATAACCGGTTGAGCCAGTCCCCCCTCACGAATTGTCCCTCGATCTGTTCCGCGCTGATTGTGAATATCGTATTGAAGAAAAACTCAAAGTCATTTCGCGCTCTTCTTGCTATTGCCGCCCGGAAGTGCGAGTCGTCTTTTTCCAAACTCTTCGCGTAGTCTATCGCCTGACCATCTATCGTATCCGTTCGCTTCACTACTCACCCCCCCGAATATGTTAAGGTGTTGATTGACTGATATCTCCGATATTAAGCCATTCATCCGCGCCAACTTTGTCGCGGTCTCCGCTATCTCCCGAAGGAAGCCGATCTGGTTGAATCCTGCCTTTTCTCCCTTGAATTTCTCCCATGCCGCGCTGACGACCTTCTCATATATCCCGGCCACCATGATCTTGATCTGTGGAACGTCGCGGGTCTCCGCTATTGCTTTCAGATCCATACGCACCACGTCCTGTGTGATTCCGAATTCGTCTGCTACTTCCGGGATTGTGTATCCTGTGCCTATACGCCGATATTCTTCAACGCGCCGATTCCATAATTGCTTGTTGTTTGCTGTGGCCCGGATACCCTGTTTTCTCTTTGTTTTGTGACCCTTTGCCATTACATACAGTATACGTGAGTATCCCGATATGTCAAGAGTTCGGCCCGATTAGGCCTGTCTGTCCGTTTTACTTATTTTCGATTTCCGTCTCGCACGCCTCTATTATGTCATTTAACTCGTCTTCCGTGAATCCACCACTTGCAATCTCATTTATTACTTTCTCTGTCCGACTCTCTTCTTTATTTCCCACGTTCCACCCCCCCCCTCTCCGCTTTGTCTATTGATCCGATTCTCGTTCCCCTTCGTTCATTGTCTTAACCATTTCGTCCCAATCTGCCTTCTCCTTTTTCTCCAATCCCTTCGCGACAATCACGCTGTCCCTCATGGCATATATGATCTCTTTCAGAGTTTCGCGAACATATTCTTTTCTTCTGCCGCGAGTCTCTATCACCGATTTGCAATGTTCCTTTGTGCCATCCGGATTGTGTTCGTACATTATCTCGATGCATTTCGTATCCATCAGAAATTCTCCCCCACCATTCCATGTCAACTGTATCACGATACCAATCCCCTTTTCTTTCCTTCTTCTTCCGTCTCCTTTATTATCTCTTCACATGTCCGGGGATCCGTTACTTTGATCCCGCATTCTCCGCCCGTTTTACCTATGCACATGCCTTGCCCTCTTCTGCACCATTCCGGCGCATATGTCTCTGCCTGATCCCTTGTTTCAACCGGCTTTCCTGCGACTTCGATCTTCGTCAATACTTCCCCCGGCG